AGGGTTGGCAACTGACCCGGGTGTGCAGCGTAAAGCACCAGAAGCAGTTATCCGGCGGGCAGGGACCGCGGTCGGAAAAACAATCTGAATGGACTCGTACCGCGCCAGTAGCGCCGAAAAGTCAGCTTCCTTCTCGAACACAGGATTGGAAGGAAGGCGAAGGAGCGCATTACTGAAAAGCCCGGTGTACAAGCGCCGGGCTTTTTGGAATGCCTGCCTCAAGAGAAACCGTTTGAACCAACCCATCACTCATCAATCACCCACGGAGGCGTGACATGACAAACGAGCAACAAGCGTTGGCGGACATGCCGATCTGGCTGGTCATCCTCCTCGCTGTCGTCGGCGGGGTGTCCGGCGAAATGTGGCGCGCCGACAAGGAGGGCGCACGCGGCTGGTCGCTGGTGCGGCGTCTGGCTCTGCGTTCCGGCGCCTGCATGATCTGCGGGGTGTCGGCAATCATGCTGCTGTACGCCGCTGGCATGTCGATCTGGGCCGCTGGCGCTTTTGGCTGCTTGACGGCGATGGCCGGCGCTGATGTCGCTATAGGTCTTTACGAACGCTGGGCGGCCAAGCGCATCGGCGTCTGTGAAGTGCCGCCGCGCGACCAGCCTTAACCCTGAATATTTTTCCGTGCCGCCATGTCGGCGGCAGGGCTGCACGTGGACGAATGAAAAGGAGGTCATGTATGCCCACATCGATCCAGCAGCCGTCGCAACTGTTTACAGCCATCGCGACGTCACTGCGCAACACCGCCGGCCTCAACCTCACCGTCGGCAACCATGATGATTTCACTGCACCGGGCGATCAGGCCTGGGTGCTGATCGACTTCGACCGCAATGGACCCGGGGTGCGCGCCGCTGACGGGCGAATTGCTCATGTCATGACGCTCTCTCTGCAAGTCATCCCGGCCCTTGCCGCCAGTGCATTTGCAGCGTGCGATTTGATTGCCGTACTGAAAAACCTGATCACCGACAACCGCTGGGGATTGCCCGGCGATCAATGCGATCTGCCCCTGAATATCGATGGCTTGCCATCGTTGCTTATCAGTGCTGATCAACAATACAAAGCCTGGACCCTGACCTTCGAGCAGACGCTCTACCTCGGCCCGACCTTGCTCGACGATCCGCTGGGCATGCCGAAATTCGCTCGCACCTGGGAAGTCAGCAACATCGACGACCCGGACCAGTACACCGCGCTGGAGGGCTGACCGATGTTCGATGCATTACTGCGCATGCAACTCGGCCCGATCATTGAGCGTCTGGCGGAAATGGAAGCGGAAATCGAAGACTTGCACCGCCGCGCCGAGAGTTTCTGTCGCATTGGTATCTGCCAGTCAGTTGATGCGGCGAGCAATACCTGCCAAGTCAGCCATGGTGGATTGCTCACCCCAGCGATCAAGTTCTTCAATCCTAGCGCCGGGGCGCAAAGCGAATCGCGCATCCCCACGGTGGGCGAGCAGTGCCTGCTGTTCAACTATGGCAGCGGTGAAAGCGGTGCGCAGACTGTGGCGTTGTTCGGCTTGAACAGTGACCGTTTCCCCCCGGCCTCGACTGTGCCGACGCTGACCCGTCGGGTACATCAGGACGGCAGCGAAAGCGGTTACGACGACGCCAGCCACGCCTTGCACTGGCTCAACGGACCCGCGCAATTCAACGGGTCTCGCGAGTCGCTCGAACTGAGCATCGGCCCTGCACGTCTGGCCATGACGCCACAACTGATCACCCTGCAACTGGGCGCCGTCGGCCTGAGCATCGACGCCTCGGGCGTGCACTTCAGCGGCCCCTTGGTCGATCACCAGGGCCGCGTCATCAGCCCCTGATTCAAGAGCCTCCCATGATCGGAATCGATAGAGACAGCGGGGCCACGGTCGACGACTGGCTGCAATTCGTGCAGCGCGCGACCCGAGCCCTGACCACACCGCTGGGCACTCGGCAAAAACGGCCCTTGTACGGATCGCTGATCCCCTCGCTGTTGGGACAGAACCTCGGTGACGACATTCTGCTTCTGGCACAGAGCCACGCCGCGCAAGCGTTCTATAACCCGCAAAACGGTATCGATGATTTTCAGCCGCAAGTGATTGTTGCCAGTCGCCACGGTGACGGCCTGCTGCTGCGTTTTGCCGGCACCTGGGAAAACCGCCAACAAACCTTCGAGGTGGTGACATGAGCATGCTGATCCCCGGCCAGAATCAACTGGCCGAACCCGCGCTGATCACGGTTGAAGCGTTCGAAGATTTACTCAACGAGTTCAAAGCCTTCGTCGTCGAATACGTGGGTGCTCGTTCGCCGACCAGCGCCGCGAAACTCAAGGTGAGCCTGGAAAACGAAAGCGAATTGCTCACCCTCGCGCTAGAAGCGTTCTGCGTGCGTCTGCAAACCCATGAGCGTAAATACAATGCACGCATCAAGCAGATGCTGGCGTGGTGGGCGACCGGCAGCAATCTCGATGCGCGGCTGGCGGACATGGGCCTTGAGCGGCAATTGCTCGATCCCGGCGACCCGGCGGCATTCCCGCCGGTGCCGGCGATTTATGAAAGTGATGACGACGCTCGGCTGCGTTATTACCTCGCGCCCCATGCACCGGCGGCGGGTTCGCGGATGCAGTATCGCCGCGAGGTGTTCACCCTCGGCGAGCGGCCAACAGTTCAGGTCGAATCCACCGACGCCGGTGTAGTGAATGTGACCTACACCTTCAATCCGGACGGCCACGCCGCGCAGGTCAAGGATGGCAACGGGCGGCGCACTGCGCCGGGCCAAGTGCAGGTCACCGTGCTTTCTCGAGACGGCGATGGCACGCCTTCCGAAGCATTGCTCGAAGGCGTCCGCCAACACTTTGCCCGACCGGATGTGCGCCCGGAAACCGACCTCGTTACCGTCCAGGCTGCCGAGATCCAGCGCTACAAAATCCGCGTCATTGCCAAGATCAATTCCGGCCCTGATTCGGGCCTGACCAGGGTCGCCGCGCAAGCACAATTGCAGGCGTATGCCGACAGTTGCCATCGCCTCGAAGGCCGGGTCGATCCGAGCTGGATCGACTACACGTTGCACAGCGCCGGCGCCGTGCAACTGCAGATTCTCGAACCGCTGGCGCCGATTGTGACGACCGCGTTTCAGGCGCCGTATTGCACAGCGGTCGAAGTCGAGGTGCTGACGCTATGAGTGAAAAAACTCAGCGCCCGACCTTACTGCCAGCCAACAGCTCGGTACTTGAGCGCGGACTGGATCTGGGCTTCGGCGCCTTGCTTGATCGCATCGCACCGCCGTTCCCGGAATTGATGAACCCCAGCGAAACGCCGGTGGCCTTCCTGCCTTATCTGGCTGCCGATCGTGGCGTCGCCGAATGGAGCACTGATGCGCCGGTGGCGGAGAAGCGCCTCACCGTCGAACTGGCCTGGCCCACCGCGCGCCAGGCCGGCACTCGCAAGGCGCTGGAAAACGCCGCCAAGGGTTTGCAATTAAGACCCGAGATCCGCGCCTGGTACGAACAGACACCGCCCGGCGTGCCGTACAGCTTTTCTGTGCGTGCCTTCAGCGAACAACCCTATAGCGAAGAAATCGATGCACGTCTCGACCGACGCCTGGCGGATGCCAAGAGCGAACGCGATGTGCTGACGGTCTCCGTTGGCTTGAGCGCTTTCGGCAGTCACGTCATCGGCGCCGCGACGTTCTGCGGTGAGCTGACCACGGTTTATCCAGTGTTCATCGAAGGCCTTGAAACCTCTGGCGAGGCGTTCCTGGCCGCTGCGTTGTACACCGTCGAAACATCCACTATTTATCCTCAGGGGGCCTGAATGGCTGACTATTACACCCTGCTCACCAACGCAGGGATTGCCTACGAAACGGCGTGTAAAGCCGCGGGCACGCCGATCAAGTTGACGCAGATATCCGTCGGCGACGGCGGCGGCACGGTCTACAACCCGGCCGCGACCGCCACTGCGCTGAAACGCGAAGTCTGGCGCGGGCCGCTCAATGCGCTGTTCCAGGACGAGAAAAACCCGAGCTGGCTGCTCGCCGAAGTCACTATCCCGCCGGACGTCGGCGGCTGGTATGTGCGAGAAGCCGGACTGTGGACCGACACCGGCATTCTCTACGCTATCGTCAAATACCCGGAGTCGTTCAAACCGGTGCTAGCGACGTCGGGTTCAGGTAAAGAGTTTTATATCCGCTCGATTTTCGAGACCAGCAATGCCTCGCTGGTGACCTTGTTGATTGATGACACGGTGGTCAAGGCTACTCGTGCGTGGGTCATGAGTTATCTGGCTGAAGAACTCGGCAAACTTGATGGCAAGCAGTCGGTGCGCGTTGCGGCGACTGCCAATGTCGTGATGAACAGCGCGCAGCAGATTGATGGTGTGGCAGTGATCGCCGGCGATCGTGTGTTGCTGACGAGCCAGACGCTGGCCAAGGACAACGGCTTGTGGATCGTTGCCAATGGCGACTGGGTGCGGGCCACCGATGCCAACACCAGCGCCAAGGTCACCCCGGGTCTGACGGTCATGGTGGAGGAGGGCACGGCGAACGGTGATTCGCTGTGGCATCTGAGCACCAATGCGCCGATCACCCTCGGCACCACCGCGCTGCAATTCAAGATGCTCGCCGGGCGAACCGGGATTGCTGCGGGGACTTACAAGAGTTTGACCGTTGATGAATACGGTCGGGCGACAGCAGGTGCGAATCCGCAAACGTTGGCTGGGTTCGGCATCACCGACGCCCTCGGGATCAATAGCACAGCGGTTGCCGCTCGCAAGCTTGAATCGGCGCGCAGCATTGCCATTTCCGGCGCGGCTAGCGGTAGCACTTCGTTTGACGGCTCGACAAACGCCAACATTTCACTAGCGCTGGCCGACTCGGGCGTTTCTGCCGGTACTTACACAAAAATTGCCGTCAATGCCAAAGGGTTGGCTACCAGCGGCGGGAACCTGATCGCATCGGATGTCCCCGCTCTGGACTGGAGCAAGATCACTTCAGGCAAACCCAATTCGTTGTCGGGATACGGAATCACCGACAGCTACACGCAGGCGCAGACCAACAGCGTAGTCAGCACCGCTTTTGCGAACTTTTCTGCGACGACTCTGAGGGTGCCCGCGCTCGTCAATGGTTTTGCCGACGGCAATGCAACTCGATACTGGAAAGCCAACGGCAATGTCTACGTAAGCATCGACGCTACACGTTGGGTCAGTAACGGTATCGATCCATTGGTCATGTTTACCCTTCCGCCTGGATTTCGGCCTATCACCAGAATGTGTGGAACGGGAGACTGGGCGACCAACAGTCCCCTCGCATTTGGGTGGCTGTCGTGGCGAGCGGAAGTCACAGGCGAGGTCGTTCTGGATTATGCGATGGGCTCCACTGCAGGCGCGGGTGGCTTCGCCTGTCAATTCAGTTTCTGCGTTCAAGCGGTTTAAGGAGGCAATATGATTTTTGTGATCGATCAGGATGGCAAGTTTCTGTATGCCGCCGACGCTCCGGAGGGGGCGATGAACTGGACTCGCGCGCAATTGCCTCAACCGTGCTGGAATCCCCGCTTCAAAGGGACGCGTATTCCCGATACCGGCGAATGGAATGGCGAATGGGAGCATGACGGCGAGCCCATGCCCACCCTCGCGGACTTGTGCGCAAGGATTGATGAGTACGCTGATCAAGCGCGGCAGGCTGTTTCAGGCGATCCATTGCGCGCAGTTGAATACGAGCGAGCTGCTGCCGAGGCGCTAGCCTTCAAAAATAATGGCTATCCGGCCGACGCGGTGCCGCGCAGCGTTGCTGCCTGGGCAATCATGGGGCGCACGGCTCAGGACGCTGCCGATGACATCCTGACCGAAGCCGCCCAATACGCAGAACGGCTTTACCTTATCCGAGAGCGGCGCCTGGAGGCGAAAGAGTCGATCAGGCACAAGCTTGCAGCGGGTGCAGCCGATGAGGCCAGGCAGATCGCTGACGAGGTGATCTCAAATATTCAGTCGGCCGTTGGCAGCCCGCGTTTTTCGGCAGATCACCGAGTTGACCCCATCCAGGCTGTTACCTCGATTCAATGAGCGTCCCGAGTCAGGGCAACGTTTTCCCGACACCAGCTGTTCAACACCCGCCAAAGCCCCTCCCTCCCGAGGGGCTTTCCCGTTTATGGAGAAACGAAAAATGGCAACCCGCCAAACCTACACCGTGCTCGTTCCATTCCCCACCGGCGGTGGGCACTGGTCGAGCGTTGGTCAAGAACTCGATCTGCTCGATGTCGAGGCCAGTGCCTTGCACTTTGCCGGTCGACTTGAGCCGAAAACCCCTATCACCCAGGCCAAAAAGGCCGCTGCCAAGAAGGCTGACTGAACATGGCTGAGGTTCTGAACTTCGAGCACAACGGCATTACCGTCAATGCCACCGAATCCCCCGAGGCCATGGGTGGCCTGGGTGACAACGTCATCGGGCTGGTCGGCACTGCGCCGAAAGCCGATCCGCTGATTCCGCGAAACGCGCCGTTTCGCATCAACAGCTTCACCACCCATGCGCTGCTCGATCCGACCGGGTCGGAAGAGGGCACGCTGTATCACGCGGTTTACCAGATCCTCAAAGTGGTCAAGGTGCCGGTGTACGTAGTCATCGTCGAAGCAGGCGCGACGCCGGCCGACACGGTCAACAATGTGATCGGCGGTGTCGAGCCGGCCACGGGCCGCAAGCTCGGTCTGGCGGCGCTGGGCAGTGTCCCGGAAGACCTGACCATCATCGGCGCGCCGGGCTTCACCGGCAGCAAAGCGGTGGCCGGTGAGTTCGCCGCGTTCGGCAAGCGCATCAAGGCCCGCGTGGTGCTGGACGGCAAGGATGTGTCGGTGGCCGATCAGGTGCTGTACAGCCAGGAACTCGGCGGCGCCGAACTCGGTTTCGACCGTTGCCTGGTGGTGCACAACATGCCCGCCGTGTATTCGAAGGCTGCGAAGAAAAACGTCTTCCTGTCGCCCTCCAGTCTGGCGATTGCCGCGCTGGCCAAGGTCAAGCAGTGGGAGAGCCCGGGCAACCAGGTGACCTTCGCCGAAGACGTTTCGCGGGTCGTCGAGTACAACATCCTCGACACGTCCACCGAAGGCGATCTGCTCAACCGTTACGGCGTCAGCTACTACGCCCGCACCGTGCTTGGCGGCTTCTCGCTGCTGGGCAACCGCTCGATCACCGGCAAGTTCATCAGCTACGTCGGCCTCGAAGATGCGATCAGCCGCAAGCTGGTCAAGGCCGGCCAGAAAGCCATGGCCAAGAACCTCACCAAATCCTTCATGGATCAGGAGGTCAAGCGCATCAACGACTGGTTGCAGACCCTGGTCGCCGACGAAACCATTCCCGGCGGCAGCGTGTATCTGCACCCGGAACTCAACA